TAAATACCCACGCATCCATCAATGAAACTATTATGTCTGCCTTGAAATGTCTGGCATGTGCGTTCATCACATCCATACCATACAGATGATGTCCTTTTGGATAGCAGGTGATTCCGTTCATATTTATCACCCCACCTTCAAGCCCATAATATCCAAGGCATGCCACATCATTACCCATCTTTTTAAGACTATTAAGAAACAGGTTTGTTTGTACGCCGTAACCAGTTTTAGTCCACGGCGAGTTACTTACCCATAAATATCTCATATTCACACTCCCTATGTGAACTCCCTGAAAACGGGGGAAAGGGGTTGGGAGGATTACCCTTTTCGACTCGCGAGTCTATTCCCCCGATGTTAAATTATTTTCCCATCACGTACTGGATAGCACATGTGATAACTGGTTCGTCTGCGTTTTCCGCAGTCTGTACCCATTCCACAGCTACGCTATCTTCAGCATCAACAAACACGGTGCTAAGCGTGCCTGCGAATGAAGTGCCAGCAGTCCAAGCCACCGATCCCGTTGCGGTTGCGATCGTGCCACCAACCGCGCTATCTGTTCCTAAACTAACTACTGTAAAGTTAGGTGCAGAAGCGGCTGCGATTGCCTCATTGGATGAGAATTTCGCAGAAACAACAGTAATGCCACCACCTGCTCCAGCGTCCGGTACAGAAAATCCATAAATATTGGATGTACCAACTTCTAATGTGCCACCAGCGTGGAGGGGAATACATACGTTAAAACTATTCATCGTTTATCTCCTTATACGCCAGTTGGTGCTGTTGCATCAGCGAGTAATACAACGCCCAAGTCTGGACGCCATATCCCATGCGCATAAATACAACTCATATTCAATTCAAGACCACGCCGTGATTCATTTCTTTCTGGACGTATCCTGATTAGTCTGCGCCAATCTATTGCGATTGCCTCTCGCGGGAACACCCCACCAGTAAAGTCATCATCACTGTCTGGCGACTGATAACTTTGATAGATTGGAACGCCCATAAATACCGCTACATAGCGATTGCGTGTTAACTCTTCCTGAAATCCAGGCGCGGGTGCTACTGATGCACCAGCTATTGACGCGCTTGCTGCAAGTTCAGACCATTGATATTCGTGCATCACGCAAGACAACGGCTTGCTCTTTGACTTGTTGGCTACACGCGCTTGCGAAATCGCAGCAGCAACATAAGCCCACGTAATTGTAGAGCCTGCTGTACCAACTGTCCCGCCAGTTAGACTTGACATATCCCCATATAGATCTGTTTCAATCAAATCCGTTGCAGCATAACCAAGCTCTTTTGCAGCGTCATTTAGTATTTGTTCAGGCAACACCGATTCCATACGTGCATCAGAAATCATTATTTGTGCGCCTTTTTCAGCGGGGGTTAAATCTTGATCCGCTGAAGGTTTGAACGACTGTGAAACCATGTCATCGTCATCACCTATGCTATTCATTGTCACATTGTTGTATGCGTATCCTCTTCGGATATTCATGCCGCTACCGTCTGTGAAGCTCTCTACAACGCCAAGCATTGTGCCTTCTTCACGGACAATAAAATAAGCATCCTTCTCTAATCGTTGAGCGATAGAACTAACATCACTCCAAACATTCATATCTGCCATTATTTACTCCGTTGTTATTAGCGGATTAACTTAATAGCCGTTTTCTTCGTTCTGCATCAGTTTCGGTTAGCTTGTTTGCAATCCGACCCGGTGCTGTTGGTGATATTCTCGTACCTGCTTTAGGCATCGCGCCCATAAGCACTTTTGCATCCTCTGTCATTTCTTCTGGCGTCTCACCAAGAATACGAAGAGCAAATTGTACGGGTAAACCAATCTCATTGGCTATTTTCCGCTTTGTTTTTGTTTCGTTTAATTTCATCTGTTCAAGTTCCGATTGAGCTATTTTCAGTTCATCGTTTGCTGAATCAGCCGCTAATTGAATTTTCTCAATCTCAGTCATTTCAGCTTCTTTGCGTTTCTTTTCAGCTTCCTCAAACTTGTCTAATTTTTCATGTAATCGTTTTGTTTCTTCAGACTTGTTTTTTACTGTCTGATTTAACTTGTCAAGTTCTACTTGCAGGTCATCTTTCGTTTCCTGCTTCTTTTGTTTCTCGACTTTGGGTTTTTCGATTACTTCCTCAATTACTTCTTCGACCTTCTCGGTCTTATCTTTAGGCATCTCGCCCCTTTCTGGATGTTAATATAAAACACCCACTCTGGTTAAGAGTGGGCGCATAATTACGGCGACTCTGGAATCTATGGGCGGGGCATCTCGCGCAGTCCACAGACCTAATATTATTTTATCTCAATTCATTATACCATACGTTATTTGTCAAGCCCTTTGTGTTTGCATATTGCGGCTATTATTCCCTTGATGTGGCGCACAATATCTGCCCACATTTCCCTGTCATTGCTCATTTAGTAGTTCCTTCAATGATGTTTCACTTCTCATTAATCCATATACATAGTTTTCTTTTTCGGTTGTCAGTTTGTCGAATGTAAACAGGTTATCCTGATACGCTTGATATTTACCCTCTCCCATCATCTTTACTTTAGTCTGCTCACCAAGACTATCAAACCATTCCCGCGCATTCACTATTCCATAATCCACACCGTCTAATAGTGGTAACATCGTGCATCTGCCATTATGATGGTCATTCAGCGTTTCTTCTAATGAATGGATAGTGCCGTGCATATTGATACAGGACATGCAAGTTCTTTCGTCAAGTGCCGCATACCATATCCAGCCCTTTACAATGTCAGAATTAGCAATATAGTTAGCGCGTGTTGATTCCCGATAAGACCATAATTGTACCGTTCTGGTTGTCCTAACTGCATCTGACAAACTATGCCCCATTGCCTTATAAATATCTCTGCCAATCTTGACGGGGTTTCTGCCTAGCCCCACGCCCTCAATAATAGAATTAGTAACCTGTCCGGTTGCATTATCAGCCCATAATCCTATCCGCTGTGACAATTCCCCGCCAGGCTCAAGGTATCCTAAAAGTATGTCCATAGCGGACGGCGTAACTATCCGCGCCTTATCAATATTTATAACACTCGCAAGCAGTCCAATATCCATGACGGCTTTCTGTATGGATGCTTTAGATGCAAGGTCAATTTCAATACTCGCAAACTCCACGAAGTCATCCAATTCTTGAGATACAGTTGCAATCAATGCTTTATATTCAGCCGTCTTTTTTATCTGCGGGACAGTTATTTCAGGGTCAACCTCAATTTTCAACTCAAGCGCGTGAACATACGGATTGACGCTCTTCAACGTCCTGTTAACATAAAAGTCTATTATCCGCCGTTCGTATTCCGCCATTAACAACGCCTGCTCTTTTTGGATCTTCTTTATCCATGCAAGCAGTTTAGAAACAACCACGCCTTTACGTGCCATTTACCCATACTCCATCTACTAATTTGCGCACAACTCTATTTCTATATTTCTGGTCTGGGTTGGCTATTACCTCAACCAATGCAGGCGGTTTTATTCTATCGTTTAGAACAGTTTGCAACCAGTCAAGATGCTCTGGCTCGCTCATCTTTATATATTCTATTTCGTATGCGTTTGCAATCTTCTCTAAACTCGGTAGTGTCAATCCGCTTGTGTCATCTGCCCCAGTCAATCTTCCGAAGTGCTTTTGCTGGCTTCGCCTGATGCTTGCATATCCGTTATTATTGATGATGAACATGACTATTGGTAGTTGTAATCGTTTGACAGTCTGCAATTCCTGAATATTCAACTGAAAACCGCCATCACCCTCAATGTGAAGAACACGCTTTTTCGTTGCTAATGTTGCCCCAATGCTGAAAGGTAATCCTGCACCCATCTCACCTAATACGAAGTTAGTACAGAATCGCTGCCCTTTCTTTACTTTCCATGTTTGCCAAGTAATGTCGGACGCTGTACCAGATGCACCGGGATTGATAATATCTTTTGGTAATGACGCCTTGTTTAGCGCACTAATGAAATCGTATAAGTCAATCATTTTTTTCTCTCTTGCCTATAAAATAACCATCAGTAAATGCGCGATTTACGCCTAACCTTGTTAGCATTCTTGATTCGAGTGCTAACATAACCTTATATTCTTTATAGAAATGGTGCGTAAATGCTTCAAAAGTAAGATGAGTTATTCTTTCATATATTTTTTCGTAATCGTCAGTAGTATCAAGTGCTAACATACAAACCATATTAAGATATTTACAAAAGAATTGCCAATTATCTTTTACTGCATCAGATTGTTCTATCCACTTAGTGTGGTATTCGCAAACGTAGTCTATTTTTCTAATTGCCTCTCTCATCACATCTTCACTAATAAAGGTCGAGTCAAAGCGAATTAAGAAATATCCCACCTCATATAAATAATGAAACTTGCTGTCATCTTTCAGCTCTGGCAATTCTTCTAACATGGTTTCCAATACTTTATATTGGTCATCCACTGAACTACCACAATAAATAAGCACTTCGTGAATATCTGCTATTTTACTCATCCTATCACCTCCAATAATTCAACCATAAACTTACCTACGTCTTTATGCACCCGATAGTATTCAGGCGGTAATCTATCCAGTTCTGCCTTGTCAATATCTACCACTACTTTCATAGCATTTGGTGCAAACCCAGCAATATTAAATGCTGTTAGCGTGTCCTCTACTCTTGCACCCATGATGATTAATAAATCTGCTTCATTGATTATCTTATTCGCTTCCGGCTGTCCTATCATTCCCGGCCTGCCTGCGTTCAGGGGGTGTTCGTCATGAAGCAGGTCGGTTGCCCTCCACGACAATAAAACGGGTATCTGTAATCGATCGATGAACCAGAAGAATTTAGCTCGGTACAGAGTGCATCCATGCCCTGCATAGATACAAGGTGTGGATGATTTGCTGATAAGTGTTGCAACTGCGTTCATAGTTTCTTTATCCTCTTGACTACGCACATAGGAATTGTAATGGTTTCTGCCACATTGTCTACATCCCCGTTTTTTGTTAATGATATTGACTGCACAATCGTTATTCGTTTTTTAGTTTTCTTTATTAGCATTCCAACAGTACAACATAGCGCGTCATTGATAGTCTTTTCCGCGTGCCTTCCATTTCTCCACCCATTTATGCAATGGCTGTCAACCCAGTAAACTTCTATTGGTTGAAATCTTTTCATACTTCCACCGCCTGTACGTCTAACGGGATGTCAAGCCAGACTGGGCCTTGACGGGGTTGTTTGGCGCAATCAACAGTGTCATTAAATATCATAACAAGAGGACCAAGAAGATTGCCCCATTCGCGCCAATCATACATATTTTCAAGTGTCCATTGAGTGGCGAATTTCGTTATTGGTTTCACTATTGAGATAATATCCAATTCCTGATTGCCGTTGAACCTCTGTTCTTTCGTTTTCATCTGATAGGTATTCACCTGCCCTGATATGAATAACACGGGCATTGAATTACACCACGCAGAAGCGCAAGCGGTGATTGCGTTTGTTCCGCCCGGTCCAGAAGTAACCAGACACACACCTAACCCGTTAAATTGCGCATACGCTTCTGCAGCCATCCCCGCCACTTGTTCATGCAGACATCCCACGTACTCAAGGCGTTTGTTCTGTCCAAGTGCATCGACAAGGTGCATACATCCACCACCGGGAACTACAAACACATGCT